ATATCTATAGTCTTTTTCATTATCTGGACTAAGAACTTGAACTCTTAAAATACTATTACCAGGTTCAGGATTATTCAATTCATCACTTGTAAAAAACATAACTATACAATCACTTCCTGTAATTGCATTAACCATATCTTTAACAGATTTTTCATTTAACTTATTACCTTTTTGCATTAACGATTTAATATAACTTATCCTTTGTTCTAAGTTACCTTGACCTTTTATATTTACAAAGGTTTCTATCCTTTCAATAGCTTCATTAGATGCCGTCGATATAAATGCATCAGATTTAACTTTCTCTACATTTTCATATAATTCATCAAAGCTAATATTTTCAGTATCATAAAGTAATTTGAATTTATCTATTTCAGCAATAAAATCCGGAACAAGCTTCTCTAAAAATGTAACTCTATTATTTATCATTCTCGCACCACCGTTAAATTAAGATTATTTAGTACAGGAATTTCATCACCTTCTAATAATACATCAGAAGTAAGATTATTCACTTTTAAATTGTTTAAATCTAAAATGCTTGGACAATCTAACAATGTGCTTCCTATCCTCATATAACTAACACTATTTTTCTTATACACAATTTTTGCTAAATAATTCGATATTGCTTCTGAAGCTCCAATAACAGCAGAATATCCCTCGTTCAAAATTACATTTGCTGTAATATTAATATCTTTTTTAGTACCGCCAGTTACTGTAACTTTACTACCTATAGGAGCCACTCCATTGCCTAATCCTTTGCCCTCTGGATCCATATACTTTTGAAATTCTTTTACTAATTCTGTCTCAGCAGGTTTAAATAATGAATTTGTAATTGCTACTTTTACTGTGTTTGCCCCTTTCCACAATGGAAATACTTTTGCAGTTCCAACTCCTGTATATTCAGTAGCCCATTTTAAATATTGAGCTGTATTGCCATCTTGAGCTGGATTAATAAACTGTTCCTTTATTCTAGCTCTTAAATCTTCATCACCTTCAACATTCGAGCCACCAGTTATAATATCTGTTAAATTTGCAGTAATACCACTAACATTATCTATATTCTCTAGTTGTCCCTCATAATAATTTCCTATTTCACCAGCTACATTACATTCAGCTTTATAACTATTGTCATTTAAAACCTCAGTAACTGTATATATTAAATCTTCAATTCCCCACCTAGTACCAATCTCTATAGATCCATTAGTTTCAATTTTTCTAATCGCTTTTCTAGCTTCTTTTCTTGTAACACCGTAATCCAAAGCTTTTCTATCTAAATATTCTCCCACAGTAGTATCTATAAAGAATAGATCTACATAGTTACTAAGTAAAAAATAGGTTTCAGCTAATTTGTAAGCACATGGTGATAAAGCATCATATATAATGGAACCTTCTCTTTTATCTACATCATTTTCCACTCTACTTAACATATCATCTAATATATTTTCATAAGTCATATCATCAAACATTAAATATCTACCCCCTTAGTAATGGATATTTCTCCATATATGCTAAGAACATTAAAAGAACAATATAAGCAATCTCCTTCTTGAGTAAATTCAAAATCAGTAACTTCCTTGATTCTTTCATCTTCTAATAAACACTCTTCTATTCTTCTTCTAAGTTCTATCTTTACATAATCAGGATCTTTCCCTATTAAACTTTCAAGTTCTATACCATAACTAAAACTATAAATAGGATACTCATATTTTTCTGTGCTTAAAACCTTATATATTCCTTGTTCTAATGCTTCTAAATCATCTACATACCCACTCAATTTATCATCTATAAATTTATAAGTTCTAGTAGTTTCTATTTCTTCTACAATTTCTAAATTATTTAATTCACTTGTAGGTATCATTTAATTACCTCCAAAATAAAAAATTCTTGTCCTCCAAGATTTCTTAAAAGCCTTACTTTTTGTCCTTGAGAAAGAGTATTTTTTAAATTACCTGTTACAAAATCAAGGGGAATGGTCAACTTATCTGTAAGTTTTATCCCATTCCCTGTTACAGTTCCTATTACTATGCTACATAACTTAATATTGTTTAAGTAATTCTCTATTATTTTCTTAATTTCATTTATCAAATCATAACCTCCAAATCCATTGTGTGATGTGGTAAAAAGCTATGAGTTGCTGTTTTAACAATTAATCTTTTATCTAGATTTATATTTTTTATTTTAGCTAAGAAACTATTTCCTGCTCTTATAGAAGTATCTCCAATACATTTTATATTTAATGTTTCAACTTCTCTATTATAGAGCTTTAACAGATTATCAGCCATTGACTTAGCTTGACTATTATTATAGTTCTTGTCTAATACCTCAAAGTACTGCATCAAACCATATTTATTAATAGAATTGCTATCTTTAACTATATAAACATCCCTTTTCCCTGTAGTTTCATTATCACTTACTAACTTAATAAGGTTATAAAATTCATCATCTATAGATTTCTCATATTCATACTCATAAGCTAAACTTTCATCACCTAATATTAAATTTGTCTTTAATTCTTCTAGATCTCTTAATGCTATATATCCAAATTCATCTCTAAGTGAATACTTTTTCCCTATGGCCATTAATGTATCTGATATAGCTGTGTACATTATATCTAACCAAGTTTTATCATCTTGAATTGAATTAGGTAATATAAAACTTACTCCATTAATATTCCCTATTCTAAGTCCGAAATAATTACACATCTTCTTTGCTAATGCTCCTAAGCTAGAATTACTAACTATTATAGTATCCTTTGCTTTACAATACCTTAATTGGTCATACGCTGTAACAGTAATTTCATCCGAACTACTTTGGCCAACTTTAAATACATATCCAAAAAATATATTGGAATTATTATATTTAAATCTAACTATGCTACCATTTTTAATTACTAAATCCTTATTTAGATAAGAAAATTCTAACTTAGAGCAACCATCATTTAACTTATCTGTATAAGTTACTTCAGTTACTAGTTCACTTATCTCATATACCTTATTATCGACTTCTACTAAAAACTCAATCATGGAATCACCAGCTTTTGTCCAGGATAAATAAGATTAGGATTACTAATAATATTTTTATTAGCATTGTGTATTTTAGGATATTCAGCACCATTCCCATAATATTTTTTAGCAATCCCCCACAAAGTATCTCCACTAACTACTGTATAAGTTCTACTAGTAGCTTTATTAGAATTAGTTTGCGGAGCAGATGTTTGAGTAACTTTTGCTTTATTTCCACCTATATTTTTAACAGTAGCGACTTTTTTATCGAACTTTCTATATTCTAATAATTCAAAGGAGATATATTTATCCCCTTCTTCACCAGCTTTTTCACTTACTCCTAGGTTAGAAATCAATACAAGAGTATTTATATCCTTACCTATTCCATTAGAAGCAATAAATCTAACAGGTGTTTTATTTTTCATCCAATTTTCAAATAAACTTACCCAAAAATCAGAGTTTTTAAAATTATTTTTATAATTTACATAATCAGTTACCTTATAAGGGAATTCAGTTTCAAAGCTATATTTATTTAGCTCTTTATAATTTGCAACACCTACTTGACCTAAGCTTAATATATTATATTTCTCAATAGATAGACTATTATCTATTTTAAGTTCCTCTGGATTTACTGGAATTCTGTAGGTTGTATTGTTGTAATCAAAAAATATTGAATAACTCACTAATATGCCCCCTCTCCCGCAATAGCAATTTGTTCTCGAAGTATCTTTTGAATTCTTCCTGCAACTTTATCTGCATCAGCTTCTTCATGAACATCTCCAAAAGTTATTTGTATATTAGGTGCTAATGTAGCTGTGCTAAATTTATTAATATATTCTCTTTCAGCTATATCTCTTAGATATTGCAAATCTTCATCTGCCATATCAACCTTAACTGAATCATTCTTTCCTGTACCTTTTACTTTCACTGGTGCATCTGGTCCATTACCTAACTCACTAAGACTAGGTACTCCTGTGGTTCCATCGGAAAGTAGCCCTGTAGTCAAACTTGAAAAACTATTTGTTAATTTACTTATAGCTCCGGATATACTTCCATAGGTAGCTTTACCTAAATTACTTCCTAGGGTTGCTCCCTCTGAATAACTCATAAACTCTTTAGATTGTACAAAGTCAATTAAACCTGCTTCATCTTTAATTGAAGCAGATTTTGAAGCTAAACCATTTTTAAGTCCGGTTATTGCACTGGTTATAGTTACATTTACACCTGGTATTTTATTTAGTAGGTCCTCTATCCCTTTAGCAATTCCTTCTATAAATCCAAGTATATTAACGGCCATATCATAGAATAAATTTTGTACAGAAGCCACCGGGTTTTTAAATACATTCCCAAAGAAGTTTGCAAAAGCAGCTACAGTATTCCACATAAGTATAAACTTATTGTAGAAGTAGGCATAGAATACACCTAGTAATCCTCCTATAAAACTAAATACATCTTCAAATGTTACTCCCAAGGATGATAATGTTTGAATTATAACTACAATCAATGCTATATACATTATCATTGGCCCATGAGCTAATGCCCAAAAATAAGCTTGCATTACAATAGGTGGTATCATTGCCCAAAGTTGTGTTATAATTTGCACTAACCATATTGTAGCAATAGATATAAGGAATGGACTTATTAAATCCCAACCTGATAGAATAAAATCAATAATCCCCCCTATAGCAATACCTAATATATTAACTCCTATTATAAGCGCATTAATTACACTCATAAATCCTTCTGAGTTAATAATATTACTAATTACATTAGATATAGGTGTAAAGGCACTTAAAGCTCCATTTTTTATTTTATTCCATAAATCACCAAAGGTTATTGGCATGGTTGCGAACTTAGCATTAATATCATCTGCCATACTAAACATGGCCTTCTTTATGATATCAGCTGATATTGCCCCATCCGAGCTCATCTCTTTAAGTTCTCCCCTGGATTTTCCAGTATACCTGGAAATAGCTTCAAGAATTAATGGAGCATTTTCAGAAATAGATACGAACTCATCCCCTTGTAGTCTACCAGAAGCCATCGCTTGAGATAATTGAAGCATAGCTGCACTTTGTTCTGAACTAGTTGCTCCGCTTACTTTGAATGCCTTCTGCAACAGTTCTGTAAATGCGATTGTTTCACCATTGCTAGAAAATGCATCCCCAGCTAACAATTGTAACCTAGCTACTGAGTCAGCCATTACCCCATATTCACCTCTTGACCTAGTTGCAGCTGCATATATTTTTTCTTGCAATTCAGCTTGAGTTTGACGTCCATCATTTATAAGATTCAATCTAGCGCTTGTATTAACAAGCTCGTCTGATAATTTCATGCCTTTAAGTGCTGTTGTGACTGTCGCTACTGTTCCCAATAATTTACCTAGCTTTGAATCAAAGAGCGAGACACTTTTCTCATTTTTATTCATACTATCTTTAAAGCCAGAAGCTCCCAAACCAGTTTTGCTCAGTTTATCATTAAAATCAGATACTCCAGCTCCTGTTTTCTTTAACTTATCATTAAATTTATCTGTTGCTCCACTAGCATTAAGTATTTTATTAGTTGCTTGGTCAGTTTTCCTCATCACTCTATCTATTGTGGTTGAATAACCATCAAACAATCTAAACATAGCTTTTAGAGTAGCCAATTTATCTACCCCCTTTAGCTTTAATTTTATTAGCTTCTTTTTTTTCAGTTTCTACTTTAACCTGAATACTTGCATATATAAATGCCTTTTCTTTTTGGCTCATATTATCAAGTTGAGAAGGTAAAATCCTAAGTTTTTGTAGTGCAAAGTGAGCTAAATTAAATTCAGCATCACCCTGCAAAATTAGTTTTTTGCTTCTTCTATATCCTTATTAATATCTTCATCTAATCCACTTAAAGCTTGAACTTGATTTGCTAATTCTGCAAATTCTCCTACTAATAACATCTTTTGAATTAATGATGTTGCCCCTAAACAGTTATACCCTTTTTGTAATTCAGCATTATTTAAGTCTGGGAACACAACAGCATTAGCAGTAAGTTCTGCTAAATATTCACCTCTATTGAAAATTTCAATTCCTTTTTTATCTCTCTTAGTATTTTTATTAATCAATCTTTTATTTTCATCTTGAGTAATAGGTCTAATTTCAAACGGAACTGGTTGTTTATCCTCATCTAAAAACCTATTAGATATAATAACCTTTTTATTTTCTACCTTTACTGGATTTAAAAATGCACTTAATGAACTCATATTATTTTCTCCTATCTTATTTAATAAATTTAAAAGAAGGGCTATATTTAGCCCTTCTAAAATCAATAATTTTATAATAATTTTTTATCTATAATTTTCAGGTAAATCAAAATAACTTAACCCTTCAATATCGTCAAATGTGAACTCAGTCTCTATAGTTAATGGATCATCACTATCACCATCAATTTTTGTAACTGGTATTGTTTTTAATAACACATTTAATAAAACAACTTCCTGTGCTCCTACTGTAGATTGTTCATCCTCATTCTTTACTTGAAGCTTTAAACCACCATACTTACCATTCTTTATATAATCTATAGCTAATCTAAGCATATCACTACTCATAAAATACATTGTCATAGAGCCTGTACCTTCTGCTCCAATAACTTTATGTTGTGTCATTCTATGCCCCATCATTCTTTTAGATTGTACGTTAAGTTCTAATTTAGCATCCAATGACACTATTTCAAATAACTCTCTATTAGTGCCATTCACAGTAATATAAGCTTTTCCTTCTTTTGAACTAATAGTATCAGCTAATCTTGTATAATTTCCAGTCATCATAACCCTCCTTTATTAAGATAAATTAACTGTAATGTACATTTTCTCTATACTATCCACAGTTTGAATATTACAATTAATAACTACTGACTCTTTGTTTTTTCCTTCTAAAACCTCAACATCTTCTGCATTAAAATTTTGAATAGCATTTAAATTTTCTAGTAATTTAAAATACTCAATATATGCCGATCTTAAAAGACTTCTTCCATCTGCAGTATTATCAATATTGCCTACATAATTACTTTCAAAAATGTTAATCGTATCATTGTTAATACCATCTAAAGTTCTTATTGTTCTATTCTTCTTAAAGGAATCATTTTTATCTTTTCCTATTGTTGTTAAACTGTTTATATCATAAACACTTGTAACATTTTGAACAGAATCAACTTTAAATATATATTTACCTGCTGTTATAGCAGTTTCCATTTCTGTTTTTGTCATGCGAGGTACTACATCTATAGCCCCTTCATACTTACGTCCAGTATTAGACTTATTCATTGACGTTCCTGCTGTAATTCCTGCCACATAAGCAGTTACCTGTTCTGCAGTTAAGGTTGTTCCATCAGAAAGAACTACTCCTTGAACTACATTTATTATAGCTTCATCATCTGCAGATAAATTAGTAAATACACCTTGTATTTTAATTCCTTCTTCATCTCTCATGCTTTTTATCCATGTTTTAATAGTGTTCTTATCAGTTCCACTAGCATTGGGATAAGCTATAACATTAAAATCAACTGTCCTTAATTTACTTAAAGCTGCAGTTAAAACTTCTGTTATCTCTCTTTCT